TGGGCACCGCCTTTTTTTTAAAAAACGAGAGGATTTCAAATGCCTACATCACCAAATAAAGCACCAGTGTATGCCCTGTACAGGGATGCCGTGGCGGCTGTCGATGTCGTGGCCAATGTTCCAGCTGGTTCTGGAATCAATATGGCCAATTACGAATATGCCCACATCCAGGTGGTTCCATCCACGTTAGCCAATCCAACGGTTGCCGTATATTGGTGGAGCGAATTGGGTGGCGTGTGGGTTCAGGAACACACCCCAATATCCAAGGCCGGGGTTGGCGTCAATACGCCATACGAATTCACGGTGCCGTGTCGTGGCCGAATCATGCTTGTTGCCGTGTCCGTTTTGGCTGCTGGCACAGTCTCCATAGCGGTGGCTGGCGAGTCAATCGTCAACGCAGGATAAGAACCGAATGGCGACAGCTGCCGCAGTACCAACTCTTCACAATCACAAGGCGCTCGAAACAGCAGAGCGTTCTGAGCTGCTTCAACTCTACAAACACTACAAAGCGATGGGCAATGAGTGGATTAGACGCCAGGTCATTGAACACAATCGCATTGATATTTTAGCCACCTATGTCCTGGGGTACGAGCTGCAACCGTTCCACATGATGTTGTTGCGGTTTCAGTTTGCGCATCCAGACAGCCTTCAACTGGTTTTTCGAGGGGCCGGGAAAACAACAATTTGCACGGTCTGTAAGTCAATCCACTACCTGTTGAAGAATCCAAATTTCAGGATTTTACTAGCATCCAAGACGACAGGCAACGCCAAGGCGTTTTTGAAAGAGATAAAAGGGCACTTTGAGCACAATGAAAAGCTCATCGAAATCTTTGGCGTGTATTACAAAAAAGACGCCACGAAATGGGATGAGGTTGAAATAGAAGTTTACCCACGGACTGCCCACACCAAAGAGGCGAGCATCACGTGCGCTGGGGTGGATGGAACAATCGTCAGTAAGCACTATGATGCCATCCTCAGCGATGACCTTGTTGACGAGGAGAATGCCCGCACCGAGTACATGCGGGAAAAGACGAAAACGTGGCACTACAAAACGCTGGAACCAACCTTGGAACCACCTGATGCAGAAGTGCCCCACCGAGGAGAGCATCACCGCCTTGGAACACGCTATCACTATGGCGATTTGTACGGCCACCTGATAGGCAATGAATTGAAGCACTCTCACCAGATTATTCCGGCACTCAAAAACGGGATGAGCCCATGGCCGGGCAAGTACCCAGCAGTGTGGTTTGAAAAGAAGCGAAAAAAGATGGGCATCATCATCTTCAACTCTCAGTATCAATGCGATACAGAGGCGATGAAAGGTGAGGTGTTCCAGTACGATGATTGCCAGATTATTGATGGTGAAAATATCCCGTCCAAATTGGACTATTTTATGGGGGTTGACCTGGCCATTAGCCAGAAGCAAACTGCTGACCATTTCGCCATCGTAGTTTTGGGCGTGGATGACAACAAAAATCGGTACATCGTGGACTGGTACGAGGGCCAATTGAGGTTTGGAGCGCAGACCCAAAAAATCATTGATTTCTATAATCAGTATGACCCCATCCGGTGCTGTATTGAAACGGTGGCGTATCAAGAGGCGCAAATCCATAATTTGAAGGACGGTGACAAGGACATTCGGGTGTCCCCATTCCCGGCCAAAAAAGATAAGATGACGAATGCTTGGAAAATCTCAAACCTGTTTGAAGACAAGCGAATGTTCTTCAAAAAAACCGGGGATTATCACCTCAAGGTTGAGCAGTTGGTTCTGTTCCCCAGCTACAGGTACAAGGATTGGTTTGACGCCATGCATTTGGCCATCAAAGCGAGCCAGAAAAAGCGCAGGAAAAAACGCAGAACTGAGCCTGGACTAATCTGAAGGAGAACAAGATGTCAAAAGGCAAAGCAAATTTGGGCGCGGTTGAGACGGCAATCACCACAACCGGCAACGAGACGACACGCAAGGCGTTGCGTCAAGTCAAGGCAACAATCATAGGCGGGAAAGCAAAGCCGGTGGCGGTTGAGACCAGAAAGGCCGCTGCCGATGGCACTGAACCGGGCAAGTCCACGGCGATGACCAGTGACCCGTTTGCCGCGCTGCAGGACAAGGGCCAGGTCATTGAGCCACCGTTTGATATGTTGGCGCTGAGTATGCTCAACGAGTATAACACCGAGATTGAGCCATGCGTCAGCGCAATGGAAGTAAACATCGAGGGGTTTGGGCACCGTTTTATCCCACGTGTCAAAAAGAAAGCACCAGACGGCAAGGATGCGCCACCAGCTTTGATGACAAAGGTCCAAAGCGAGCGGGTGACGTTGGAGAATTTTTTTGCGTATTGTACACGTGAATCTTTTGTCTCATTTAGGCGGCGTGTAAGGCGCGATTTGGAGTTGACCGGGAATGGATATTTTGAGGTCATCCGAGGGGCCACCGGAAACATCCAAAGCTTTGTTCATATCCCCAGCTATCAAATGCGGATTGGCATAGCAGATGATGACGCAGTAAAAGCCCAGCGCAACATTCTTGAACTCCAGATAGACGGGTCAGTGAAAGTCAAGACAATTGACGAGTGGAGGCGGTTCAGAAAGTATGTCCAGTCCAGGTCGGTGAGACGGGCCAATATGGAGATTATCAACGGCCACAAAATGGTTTGGTTCAAGGAATTTGGCGATGACCGAATCATGAACAACGAGACGGGTGAATTGGCCACCAAGGATTTGTCAGAGGAGAAGCGAGCCAACGAGTGCATCCACATGCGTATCTATTCGTCACGCTCACCCTATGGGCTGCCGAGGTACATTGGAAATCTGTTGAGCGTTTATGGTGACCGGGCCGCTGAAGAAATCAATTTCTACACCTTCAAAAATAACAACGTGCCTTCCATGGTTATCGCTGTGAGCAACGGGCAGTTGACGGGTGGCACGATTGACCGCATCAAAGAGTTCACCGAGGCACACATTCAGGACAGCGACAATTACAGCCGGTTTTTGATTCTGGAGGCTGAAACGGATTTGGAAGGTGAGGACGGGTCGCACATCAAAATGGAAATCAAGCCATTGGCCCAGGAGCAGCACACTGACGCGCTGTTTCAGAACTACAGCGAAAAGAACCGGGACAAGATAAGACGGGCATGGAGATTGCCGCCCATTCTCGTGGGCCGTGCCGATGATTATACACGAACCACTGCCGACAGCAGCCGCCAGTTGGCTGATGAGCAGATATTTGCGCCAGAACGGGATGAGTGGGATGACTTTCACAATCGCATATTGTTCCCAGAAATGGGCATCATCTACCACAAATTCAAATCCAACAGCCCCAACACCACGGACAACACCCTGTTGGTCAGGATTTTGGCGCAAGCCGAAAAGACAGGCGGCGTGAATCCGAGGATTGCGAGGATGCTGCTGGAGGACATACTTGGAACCGAGTTGCCTGACTTCCCAGATGACTTCAATGCTGACATTCCGTTCAGTCTGCTAATGGCTGAGGCGGTCAAGAATAAAGCTGAACCAAATGAGCCAGGGCAACAGGTGACGGCGCTCAAAGAATTGGGCGATGAGCTAGGTGGAGCGGCGTTTGTTGATTATTTGGTCACCCTGAATAAGCAAATTGAGAAGAAATGGCGTGACGGGGCAGAATTCACCGATGATGAAGGATGTGTCGAGGATGACGCCTAATGCCATCCTTGGCGCGGGCATACGAGGGCTTGTCTGCATCTGATAGCTTGGTAGCTAAGGCCACCGGGGTGTCAGAAGTGGCCCAAATTGCCAGGATTGAGAAGCGGTTGAGGGAGTATATTGCCGCTGAATGGGAGATACGAGCGAAAAAGGCCACCGCCAAGGCGGCTGCGATGGCTTCAAAAGGGGCCAAACCAGAGGCGATTGCCAGCGCGGTGGATGCCATCATGGAGACGTGGGCCAAGGCGATTGAACCGACATTCTTGAGAGAGGTTGAAGCCATCTACAAATTGGCCAGGATTGCGGGTCACAAAAAAGCCAACCGTCAGACCAAGGCAAAATTGGTTTACGACATGCCCAAAATGGTGGAGGTGAAAAAGGCCGCTGGAGTCAAAGAAGCCAAACGCATAGTTGCCCAGCTTACACCCAGTTTTAATTTGGCCGATGCCAGGGCCATCAAGGCGCTCAAAAAGCAGCAGACGTTCTGGATGGGAAAATTGTACAAGGGTGGAGTATCAACAGCCATCGCAGACACGGCCAGAGAGGTCATGGTACAGACAGGGCAATCGACAGCGGTTGCGGGCCGGGCAATGGCCAAACAGGTCGCCACCACGCTTCAACAGGTCAGGGTGCCAGCCGGGTTCAACGGGTCCACCACACGATACTTTGAAGGAGTGGCGGCCAATGCCACAACCGTGGCGCGGGTCCAGGGCCAAATAGCGAGTTTTGCCGCCATCGGCACGACCACCTACACCATCAACAATCCGGTGGACAGTCGCACGTGTCCGAGATGTGCCCATATGGATGGCAAGGTTTTCACGACCAAGCAGGGGCTTGGCCAGATGCAAAAAGACATCGGAGCGGGAACACCTGATGCTGTGAAAGCAGCGCATCCGTGGCCATCGCAAGGCGAATTGAAAAAAATCTCACCCAAAGCAGGACGGGCCGGTGCTGCTGATTCAAAGAAGTTGGCGGCAGCCGGGTTATCACTTCCACCCTACCATTTCAAGTGCCGATGTACAGTGGACATAGACGAAACGACATCATACAACGATTTGGGTCCACCTATTAAGCTCACCCCGGTCAAGCCACCGACAGTCGTGCCCATAGTTCCAACCAGTCCGTTGCTGGCAGGAAAGCCAGCGTACAGTGCCCCCATCGGCAAAGGGGTGAATGACGCTGAATTGATGAGGTTGGAAACATCCACCGATAACAAGGTGATGGCCGTGTGGAAAAAAGGCGCGAATGAGGAGCCATTCTTGAGGCCGGGTTTGCGCAAGGGCACATACTATCAAAGAGAGGTCACTGCCTACAAGATGGACCAGGCGATGGCGGGTCCAAAAATTGTTCCTGAGACAGTGGTCAGAACGATAGACAAACAAAAAGGCAGTCTCCAAAAATTCATTGACGACACCTATGACTTTGGACAGGCCAAAAGGGCCGGGATGAACGTGGCCGCAATGGTCAATGACCCTGGCGTGAGAAAGATGTGGTTCATGGACGTCATCGCTGGCAATTCCGATAGGCACGCTGGCAACGTTCTGTTCACGAAAGCAAAGGGCAAATTCAAGACGGTTGCGATTGATAACGGATTGGGGTTTGCTGCCAGGCCTCAAAACCTCGTGAAGACACCGTTTGCCTCGTGGGAAGTCGATGACAGCCTGATGCCACTTCTCAGGATTAAAAAAGCCGATATGAAGGTGATTGATAGCCTGTCATTGAAAAAATTGGCCAAGATAATGGCTGAAACCACCGCACCGGGTGGCCGGGTGTCCAGTATAACGCTGCCAGGAGCCAGGGCAGCCATGTACAGGCTTTCAGCGTTGCAGCAAAATCCTGGTATATTAGAGGAGATGGCCACGACGCAACATTTTGAGACGTTGTTTCACAAGGCATCTTTCAAAAAGCCCACGCGGTTGGGGTTGACGCAAAAGGATTTCGACAAGATTGATAAGATATTGGCTGATGTAGGATTCAAGGTGCCCA